AGCTTTGAAGTTTTTCTTATTTCGTTCCTGTTCCCTCTCAAGGTCAATTATAGCGACTTTTTTGAGGTCTGTCAATACTTTGGCAAAACTGTTCAGGGTTCCGCCGAGATTATTAATTGCTACAGTCTGATTCTGAATAGCACGGGTCGTTTCGATTTGCTCATTTCCACCAGCAGACTTCACCTCAGATGTCGCGACTGGTTTCACGTTGACCATCTTGTAAAAATTAATTTTACTGCCTTTTTGTACCGTCGCCATTATTCAGACAATCTGGAGAGTAAAGAACTGGGTCCACCAGTAACAATAGGTGGTGCTGGACTATTTATTGGTATGATTTGTGGTATAGTAGCAAGTTGAGTTATAATGACTGGAACCTGTTCTGTCTTCATGCCTTCATTTAATGCAAACGTCTCTGAGAATCCACCTTCTTTAAACATCTCAGACCTTTCTGTAGGAGACATGCTGAACATAGGTGTTGCTGCATCAAGAACAAATTGACCAGCACTAAACATTTCACCACCAAGACCAACCTTTGCTGCCAAGTCAAGTGCATTACTGACAGGTGCGGGTAATTTAATACCTGCAACTTCTGCTGCTGTAGATACTGGTGCTGAAGTCACTTTTGATGCTAAATCAAGTAAAGCAGCAGGGGACCTCTTCAATCCAGGGATAGATGGAATCATAGGTGTAGTTGGGATTGGTGTCCCTGCAGGTCCACTAACAGGGTCTACTCTTGGTTGAATAGGTGCAAGGTCTTTGCCAAATAATCCACTAGAAATTAATTTCTTAGGTTGTTGGTTTTCTCCAGGTTGTGCTGCTGGTTGTTGATCACCTGCTCCAGGAGGAGCACCAGACTCACGACTTCCTTCATCTGGTTGATTAACTTTGGATGCTCCTGCTCCTTTATAGTTAAAGTGTCCGCCATGACTTCCAGGATAATCATTGATAATCCAACCATATTTTTGACCATGACTCCTCATCCAAGTCTGGGAAGAACCATGAATGTCTAGTGCATTACCAAACAAGTGATTTGAGTTTGCAACACCACCAACATGTCTGTTATATGACTTACTTCTCTGACTACTATGAATATCAACACCCTTTACGACTCCTTTGGAGTCTTCCATCATTTGTCCAAATTTCTCTGCGGCAGCTTTTGAGAATACTGCAGGTCTTCCCTTATAGTCTGTCAATCCTTCAATACCATATCCACTTCCTGTGTTAGGGTGGGAGACATTGATTACACCACCTGCTGCTAATTCAGGAGTTTCTTGGTCGGGTTCTTGTCCTCCATCAGGTGTAGGATTTTGAGTATTTACTGCATTTCCTGTAACAAAGTTAAGAATTTCACCCAAGTTAGGTAACTTGTCAAGAACTTTATCAATCTGCATCTTAAAGTCCATCAGACCAAGTTTTGTAATTAATTCATTTTCACCATCTTGAAGTTGAGGGATAAAGTCGCGAGCAAACATATATCCATCTAAGAACATAGATGCAATGTTACTAGTACCTCCAGTAACAACACCAGCAAGGTCTAAGATACCAGAAGTACCCTCAATCAATGCACCGATAGAGTCTCCATTTGCTGCTCTATCGTAAGCAAATACCAAGTTAACAAGACCACCAATAACAGGAAGAACTGCCGCAGCACGTTTACCTAGTTTTTTACCTGCTGTAGCAATGTTGGTGATACCTTTTGATTTGAAGACCTCTGCGACTTTGCCGTATCCAGGAATTTTCGAGAGTCCTGATTGTAATGCTTTACCCGCATCTGCTGCCTTGTCGAGAATAGGTTGGAAGATGGGTTTCAGTGGTTCTACTACTTTTTCTAAGAAGTAAGATTTTGCTTTATTACCAATAAAGTCTAAACCAGCAGTAAATTTATCTGCTGCTGCTGTTGCAAATTTCTTTCCCTTAGATAGAATTGCTTCACTAGCAGTAACAGTATTGTTCCATGCTGCTTTACCTGCTTTAGATAAACTATTCCATTGGTCTCCTGCCCAGTTAGGAAGTGCTTTTAGACCCTTACCAATCGTATCGATGGCAGCAGACCCTAATTTCTTCCCCTCTTCGCCAACAGTACCAAGGAAATTTAATAACCTCTTTCCAAAACCAGGTGGCGGTGCTTGTAACGGAGAAAGATTTAATCTCTTAAATGCCTTTTGTGCCTTTGATACGTTACCACCAGAATTTTCTAGGGCACTTTCAAATGCTCTAGCAGCATCATCACCATACTCTTTTAGGATTTTTCTGTATTGCTTTTCAGCAGCATCACCAAATTTATCTCCAATTTCACCAGCAGTTACTCTGCCTCTAGGACCATTTAAATCTGGATCTGAAGTTCCAGCAAAAGGTTTTCCATCCTTTCCCACCTTTGGGTCAGGTTGTAATTCGTCAGTATAATTTGTTCTGGGTTTTACTCTTTTTGCCGCATCTGCCGCATCTGCAACATCTTCAGTGGTTTGCAGAGCATCTTTAATCTGCATGGCACCCTGTGCTGCCAGCAGAAGACCAGTGATGCCAGTAATTGCACCAATAATTTGACCAAATGCTTGAAATCTTTCTTCAATGGTAGTTTCTTTACCAAAGACAAAATCTAAAGCACTGCTAATAGCACCAGTAATATTACCAGCAAATTCTGCTAATTTATCAAATACAAATTTGGTCTTAGTAATGAAGGTTTCAATCTTACCTACATTTTCTTTATCTGAAAGGTATCTTAGTAACTCAGTAGTAAGCGCAAAGGCACCAAGTTCTACTAAGAATGAACCAAAAGGACCTAAGAAGTTTTCTATCCAACTTACTTTCTTCTTATTCTTAATTTTTGGTTTCTTCTTTACCTTCCCCTTTTCTATTTTCTTTACTTCTTCTGCATCTTCAGCAGCAGCATCTTTTTCTAATCTTGCTTGCTTCTTTGCATTCTTATCTTCCTTGATTTGCTCCTTGTCAAGTGCTTTACGAACACTGGCAAGGTCAAGAATTGTTGACCCCATACTTTCTACAGTGGCACCAATCCTGTTGATTCCTAAAGTAGATAAATTTGCAGCTTGGACCGTGGGACTCTTACTTTTAGACATCCCTGGGTTTACAAATTTGTAGGTTGCAATTTTAGCCATTACTGCGTGCTGCTGCCCTCTCCTTCATGCGTTTTTCTTCTTCTTTTAAGAATTGAATCAGCATACTAACGTAAATCTCTTTTTCCCAAGGCATCAAGTTTTCAATGTATTCAATATTCCACTTGTGGTGGTGCATCAATGAAAAGTTGCCTTCAAAATATGACTTGAGATTATTGTGAAGGAGAGCTATCCGAAAAAAGATGCTAATCCTTCAAGCACAACGTCACTTTCGACTGCTGTATTTGGGTTGGTAACTTTAATAGTATGCTGAAGTTTTGGCATGGTATCAAAAAATTCTTGAACCATGGCAAATTGCTTACTGTTTAGTTCCTCAAACCATTCCATCAACTCTTTTTTAGAGATATCTGTACAATCATAGACCTGATTTGGGTCAGAAATTGTTTTCACACATGATGTTGCCATTTCAAACAATTGCTTGATTTGGTCTTCACCTTCACCAAAATTTAGTTTGACAAACATGTCAAGACTAGGATAACCCATAGTAATAGCAACTTCATCACTCAATTTGAGTTCTGTTTTGTGCTTTTTATTTTTTACGACATTAATATCGTCAAGAGGAATACTAACGTTTACCGTAGTTTCATTATCATCGGGACAAGTGACAATAACGTCAACAGTTTCACCAACCGACTTAGTACGAATTTTCAAGAACACATATTCGATGTCAAATGTCGATAGTTTATCAACATCCTTAATATCAGTACAATTGCTAATAATTGTCTTGATTGCATCAATAAGGTCAGATTGTTCTCCCGTTTCAGTTGCAATAAGGAGGAGTTTTTCTTCTTTGACTAAGAAAGGTCTGTAATTAACAGTTCTATTGTCAGAAGGCAACTTCAATTTGTACTTAGGTACATTTAACTTAGGTAATGCCATAGAAATTCAATTCAGTAATTTTATTTAGCCGATGAACTGAGATTGCTCTAAAGTTCTACCGCTCAGCAGATCAAGACCAAACCCTTTACCTCTATCAGGATAGAAACCACTCAATCCTGGGAATGCGTCAGGGAATGTTTTGATAACTTCTGGGTCTGTTTCTGGAGTGGTTACATTATCTTGATTTGTAGGAGAAACGTAGGTAATAGGACCAGTTTTACCTTCTTTTTTGAAGAATCTATATCTTTCGTAATAGAATTGAACATTCAATACCATTGTCTTTGCTTGAGAATTATCCAGTTGCATACTACCAATATTGAATGGGAATACATTTCTCAAATCATAACACCCTGTAAGTTCGTATAATCTAGGTATTTCAAACTTCTTATTTCCATTATCACGAAGTGCTTTCCTATAGTTTTCTTGTGAAAGAGCTCTTTTACCTCCACCTCTTTCCCACTTATAGATTCTAAGATTAGAACAAACGTAGTTATTGAAATAGTCTACATATTGACTGGCATCATTTGCCATCAAAGAAACCCAGTGTTCAAAAAATGACCTAGTAACTCCATTACGAGGCATTCTAAATCCAATACTAATCTGACTAAAGGTAGAACCAGTTGCATACCTTACTGCAGAACCAATTTGATTAAAAGTTCCAGTCGTAACCTGCTTGCTAGGTAAATTTACATTATCAGCATAATAATTCAAAAATGTCCTCATATCATCTACTTGAGGATCAAATTCTGCCGAACTCAGATAGTTCCCCTGAGCAAGAACTGGAGGAGTAGTAAAATGCACAGAATATAGGTTTGAAAACGCAGGAGATGCATCCTTTGTCTTCATCATAGACATGAACTTCTGAAGAGAATTATGTTCTGCCTGTTGTTTGTTTGGAATGCCCATTAGACTTTAAGTTCCTTTTCTGTGATTAGCATAAATTCCCAATTTTGGTCCTTACAAAATTCTTTAGCAGCGTTCCACTTTGCCTGATTAACTGCATACGTCACTACTTCATTAATATACTTTTTTGTGTTCCTTTTTTGCGTTTTGGGTTCTTTAGTCTGATTATACGGTTTCACTTCTACAAGATACTTACGATTTTGTATTTTGACATAAAAATCTGGAAAGTATCGATGCCTTCTCCCATCAACGGGTGAAGTATATGGAATTACGATTTCTTCACTACCCCACTCTTGCACAGTGTGATTGATGTCACACCATTTCATAAATTTATATTCCCAAGACGACCTGTAAATAATATTATTTGGGTTGCCTCTGTACTTGTTGGGAAATGAAGGTCTGTATTTTCCTTGATACCTCATAAATACATAAAGACTATACTTTATTTAGGTACTAACCTTGTCAGGACGCATTTATAGATACCCAATTAGTCCTTTGGTTTCGTCAAGAGGTAATAACTCGGTTGAAGAATATCCAACAGAGTTCATGGATTTCCTCAGTCTGAGAAGATTTGGCATCAATTATAATGATACGACTACAACATATTACGGTTTAAATTTACCTGGTAATAATGTTTCTAAGGCATTAAACCCTAGTAGATGTTATATTGCCATGCCAAATAACGTTTCAACCAGTTATCAACCTCAATATAGAAAAGTTGATGTTGGTGTTGTTGGCGTAATGGCAGCAGGAATGTTGGGTACTGAAGGTGCTAATGAAACTGAAATTGCACAACAACTTCAAAGTGCTGCTGGCGCTGCTTTACCAGAATTTGCTGCAAACGCTATTGCATCATCTTCCAGAAAGTTGAGTGGTGCTCTAGGTTTAGAAAGCAACTTAGATAGAAATGCTTTGATGGCATTAACTCAAGGTAGAGTGTTTAACCCATTTTCTGAGCAAATATTTCAGAATATGGCATTTAGAACGCATAACTTCAACTTTAAAATGTTTATGCGTACACCTCAAGAAGCACAAGAGGTAAAGGCAATTATCAAATATATCAAAGCAGGTTCAGTGCCCAAAATTGGAGGTACTAGTTCTATTGCTGGTGCTGGTGATTTGGATACTGGTTCTGTTGCTGGAAGTAGATTCTTTGAAGTTCCTGATAAGTTTGAACTAGCGTATAAGCGTTTATCCATGAATCAGAATTCAGGAACAGAAGGAATTGAACTACACCATCAAATCAAAGACTCTGTATGTGCTGGTATCAATGTAAACTATACACCTGATGGTTCATATGTTGCCATGAAAAATATGGTTGAAGAAGGTATGGATGTTCCTGCTGTGACAATGCAATTAACTTTCATTGAAACTGCACTTGTAACATATAAAGACATCGTAACACAAGAGGGGATTGGTTACTAATGGGATTTTTTAATAGACTTCCAAATGTTTACGTTGGCGAAGGTGTTACCTTTGACGAACAATTCAAATATCGCTTAGTCAAGAATATCTTTAGACGAGCAGTAAGTAGAGATGACTTGTCTAAGTATATTACTTTGTTTGAAAATTACTCAATTGAGGATAATGAAACTCCTGAAAGACTGGCATATAAGTTATATCTAGACCCCCATATGGATTGGGTCATTTTACTAGTAAACAATATTGTCGATGTATATGAGGGTTGGCCAAGGAGTAATGAACACTTATATCGATATGTTAATGACAAATATGATGATATGGATGGAGTACATCACTATGAAACAAATGAAGTTATGTTTGGTGATGCAGTCTTCGTAAAGCAGG